CCAGTTATTACAAGCAGGGCTCATCCAGACTACCCAGCGTTGCAGGAATTTCCGTTAGAGGATGTGCTTAATTCGCTACAGTTCGATTATTTCAACTCAACAGCCGCTTATGCTGTCGTTTACGCAATTCACATCGGAGTTAAAGAGCTGTCCTTGTTTGGTGTCGATTACACTTATCCAAACGTACACGACGCAGAAAAAGGCCGGGCCTGTGTCGAGTTTTGGCTAGGTATTGCAACGGCCAGAGGGATCAAGATCAGGTTGCCAAAAACAACGAGCCTGATGGATGCAATGATGTCCAGGGAAAAACGGTTGTATGGGTATGATACGCAAAAAATAACTTTTAACAAGGATGGAAAAGGCGGATTAAAGCTGGAGTTTAAAGACCTTGAAGAATTACCAACCGCTGAGCAGGTTGAGGCAAGTTATGACCACAGTGTCCACCCTAACCCACTGATGGAAGAGGCCGAAGATGATCCTGTCTCGAACAATTGCACCGGCGACTGAGCCGGTAACGCTAACAGAAGCAAAGGCCCATCTTGGCGTCACCATAACTGACGATGATGTGCGTTTAAATTCGCTTATTACGGTAGCCAGGGAGTGGGCTGAAAGTTATACCGGGCAGGCTTTTGTATCGCAAACATGGGCAGCGTATTTTGATGATTTTCCTTTAGGTGATACAATCAGGCTGCCTGGGCCATTGTTATCAATTACGTCTGTTGGGTATGTTGATCAAGACGGAGAGTTGCAAGCCTTTGCAGATTACACGTTAGACGCAGCAGGCGGCCGTATTTTTTTGGACTATGATGCAGACTGGCCGGACGTGCGAAACATTGAAAATGCAGTGACGATCACGTTTGTTGCTGGATACGAAACCATGCCAGAGTCGATTAAATCAGCAATTAAATTGCAGGTTGAGATGCTGTACGACAGACCAGATACAGCATACTCGGCGGCTATCAACAATGCTATTGCTGCGGTGCTTACACCCTATCGAGACATGAGGAGATTGTGAGAGCCGGGAACCTACGTCACTTAATTGACATACAGCAGGCCATTGAAATAAAAGACGCCTATGGGGCCGTCACAGAAACATGGATATCCGTTGGTAAGGTCCGGGCCGGGATTTATCAGTTATCTGGGCGTGAGTATTTCGCTGCGCAGCAAATAAACAGCGAGATAAACGCGAAGTTGGTGATCCGCTACCTGGGTGGGTTAACGACAAAAATGCGAGTTGTAGAACCAGGAACAACGCGGTCTTTTGATTTGCAGGCGATAATCGACAAGGCTGGCATGCGGCGAGAGCTGGAGATGTTGGCAATTGAGCAGTGCGCAGTGAGCACGGCGGTTGTCACAACTCCATATTATTTCAGCAGCGACTTTTCGGTGGATTTTGCATGAGTGATACAGCCAGAACACCAGCCGAGTTATTGGCAATTTTTGCAGACGGTCAGGCAGAGGGGTCTATTACTCCACAGGATATGCGGGACCTTATTGTGTCCGTGCAGGGATCGTATGGAGGCCTTGAAATAAACGTAGCAGAGGAAACTCAAATTTTAACCGCTGGGACGTTTGTGAAGGCCGCTGGTACCACAAACCTTATTGTCCCTAGCAATAACTTCAGCATGACAGAAAATAACAGGCTTTCGTACACGGGGACGGCTACCCGTAATTTCTTGGTGGTCGCTGGAATATCATTCACTGCCGAAGCAGATTCAAAAACGATATGCTTTTCATCCGCGATAAATGGGGTTGTAAAAACACCACGGGTATGTGCAACCATTGGAGAGGGAGATTACACGTCAGCGGTTGCAGGCGTGCGAATAGTTACCCTAAGCGAAAATGATTATTTGGAACTTTTTGTGACCAACGAAACGTCAACAGACAATATAACCGTTACTCAGATGGGTTATTTTGTAGTGTCTTTTTTTGGATAGGTTTATTGATGAGCATCGAGACGGTACTTTATGACAGGTTAACCAACCATGTCGGGCTAGAGGCATTAATTTCTAGTCGCTGTTATCCTTTAGTTTTGCCTCAATGCGCAGTCCTGCCGGCCATTAGCTATTCACGCGTTTCAACGGTTAGAAATAGCGCAATGGGTGTTGATATACAACTTGTCGCCATGCGCCTTCAGGTGTCCGTGTGGGCATCGTCGTTTAGCTCTGCGATAACTGTTGCCGCGCAAGTCAGGGCCGCATTGCAACGGTGGTCAACAACGACCGGGACAGTCATCCAAGATATTTTTTATCTTAACGAGACAGACCTGCACGAACCACAAACCGGTAGTTATCATATTGCCTGCGATTTTGAGGTTCATTATGAGGAATAAAAATGTCTGAAATAGTTTTGAAGAATCAGAAGCTGTGGTTTGGCGGTTATGACCTGTCGTGCCAGATGAATGCTCTAGGGCTTGATTACGGAGCAGAGATGCAGGACAACACGACCTTTTGTGATGATACCCGCAGCAACTTTGGAGGCCTGAAAACTGTCGCTATGCAGTGCGAAGGGTTCTTTGATGGTGACCCTTACGACGAAGCTTTGTTTTCCAGTATCGGCGAATCTGACATGCCTATATCGTTTGGATCGTCTGGCGAGGAAGGCGACCCGGCATATACATTTAAATCAATCCTCGGCGAGTACTCCCCAGGTGGGACGGTTGGAGAAATACTGGCATTTTCTGTTGGTGGGTCTGCAACTGGTAGTCTTGTCCGTGGTACGCTAATGGTCAACGACACCAAGATCGTGACCGGTGATGGTACGGCTAGACAGCTTGGAGCGGTAGCGGCTGGCAAGAGAGTCTATGCTTCGTTGCATGTTATTTCGGCATCAGAGACAGACACCCTTGATGTGGTTGTAACGTCTGACGATAACGCAGGTATGACCTCAGCAACCACTCGTTTGACGTTTGACCAACAGTCTGCCATTGGCTCAGATTGGCAAGAGTTGGAAGGGCCGGTAACAGACGACTATTGGCAGGTATCGTGGGCGATTGGCGGGGTTGACCCGTCATTCCAGTTTGTCGTAATAGTCGGAATTATTTAATAACAATCACCTGCCGTGAGGCAGCACGTCCCACCACTGTCGTGAGACAGCGGAAGAAGGAGCAATAATGGCAGAGCTTATTTTCAGCGATGCGTCTGTGATCATCGAGAGCAACGATATTAGCGATCACGTCAAAAGTGCGACATTAAATTATGCCGCAGAAATGCAAGACAATACGGCTATGGGTGACGACACAAAATCATCTTTCGGTGGCCTCAAAACTTGGTCGCTTGAGGTTGAGATTAAACAGGATTTTGCAGCATCAGATATCGACAGTATTTTGTTTCCGCTGGTTGGCACTGCATTCACGGTCGCATTGCGGCCAACCTCTGCCGTTGTCTCAGCAACAAACCCCTCTTATACCGGGACCGGAATCCTCGAAAGTTATCCGCCCTTAGGTGGGTCTGTCGGAGATCTTGCAACAACCTCGATCACAATTCAATGTGCTGGCACTTTGAGCCGAGCAGTTTCGTAAACCTCTTACAAGGATGGAATAAAATGGCACTTTTAAACAGAGACGCAATCTTGCAAGCTGACGATCTACCAACCAAAACCGTTGATGTTCCAGAGTGGGGCGGGGCTGTCTGTGTGCGGTCCATGACCGGGGTGGAACGGGACCAGTACGAGAGCACAATGGTCGAGCGCAAAGGAAAGGATGTGCAAGTCAACCTCAAAAATATCCGTGCTAAATTGGTGGCGTTATGCTGCATCGGCGACGATGGAAAGCGGCTGTTTGGTGAGGATGACGCGGAGGCTCTTGGCAAAAAGTCGGCGGCGGCGTTGGACCGGGTGTTCTCCGTCGCTCAAAAGTTAAATGGGTTGTCTGCGAAAGACGTAGAGGAACTAGCGGGGGAATAAAAGCCCGGCCAGAACGGAAATTCTACATGCACCTTGCACGGGAATCTAAGTGTGTTTCTTTGCGGGAGTTTCTGAGCCGGGTAACGTCCCGCGATTTGGCAGAGTGGGAAGCGTTTTATACCGTCGAAAAAGAAGATGCCGACGAAGCGCATAAACGGATGAAACTGGAATCTAAAGCCCGGCAGGGCGTACAGACGAGGAAACGTGGCCGATAATATCCAGATCACAGGGATGGAAGAATTAAATAAGGTATTAAAAAAGCTGCCTGATCGTATTACGCGAAACATCCTCTCTGCCGGGGTACGGGCCGGGGCGCAGGTCATACGAAAAGCAGCCATTGTAAAATGTGGGTGTGGGAAAAAAGGCATCGCAATTAGAAAAGCACGGTCTCCGAAAGGAACTGTTGCATATAAGATCGGCCCGAGCAAAGAAAAATGGTATCTGAAGTTTCGTGAGTTCGGGACATACGGCGGGTTTACAGGGCAATATAAATTTGCTCCGAGGTGGAAGGGTGGGGGATATACACCAAACGGCCAAGCGGCACGACCGTTCCTGCGACCCGCACTTGATGAAAACGCTACAAAGGCAATCCAAGCAATGGGCAAGAAGATGGGTCAGCGGATCGAAAAAGAAGCTCTCAAGTTGAGGGGATAACATGGCGACAGTAGCAACCTTAAATGTGCAAATGGGTGCGAATATTGCCCAGCTGACTCGTGACTTAAACAACGCCCAACGGAAGTCAAACAGTTTCGCGAAGAAGATCAAGGGCACCTTTCGCGGGGTTGGGCTGTCGATTGTCGCAGGGCTTAGTGTAGTTGGCATGACGAGGCTTGTTAAAAGCTCTCTGGACGCTGCTGACGCTATCGCAAAAAACGCTAGCAAGGCAAACATAGCCACAGACACATATCAGGAAATGGTATTTGCCCTTGATAAGTTCGATGTTTCGCAGCAGCAAGTATCTTCTGGATTAATGGCGTTTACTAAGCGAGTAGGTGAAGCAAGGGCAGGGACTGGTGCGCTAACCACTTTCCTGGGAATGTACGACAAGGCATTGCTTGATTCGCTGACTTCGGCAGAGTCTAACGAGCAGGCTCTTAACATTTTTACGGAGGCTCTCGGAAAGACCAAGAACGATGCTGATCGTGCTGCTCTGTCTGCTGCTGCATTCGGGCGTAGCGCAGGCGTCGGCATGGCCGCTGCTCTTAAAGATGGTGGGGTCGGCCTTGATGCGTGGCGCAAGAAAGCCCGCGATCTGGGCATTGTGATTGATTCAAACATATTAAGGAGGGCCGAAGAAGCCAAGGATAGGTTCGCAACGCTGGGGCAAGTTATTAAGGCAAAAACGATTGTTGCCTTCGCTGACCTCATAGATATTCTTTCAAGTCCTGCGTTTTTAGACTCATTGCAAAAAACTATTGAGCTAACGGCGGATTCGGCTGCTAGTATGGCTTTGATTTTTGCGGCTATTCCGCAAGGAATGGGAACTGGCCTTAGCGGAGCATTCCAAGATTTACCAGAGCAAATCGCTACCGCCAGAGAAGAGACCGAGAAGTTTGCCGAGAAAATCCAGACGCTAGAGAATCTCGGGATGCCTGCACTCTTTAGCAAGCAGATTGAGCAGCTCAAGGAGCAGCAGCGTTGGGCCGAGAATAACTTAAAACGCTTGCAGGCTATTGCAGCCAAAACAGCTGCACAGCAAGAAGCGGCGGGGGGGGTTGCGGGGGGGGGTAAGGTGGACCCAGCAATCAACGCGGCGGCAGAAAGGGTGCTCGCCAGTTTGCGGTTCGAGCAAGAACAACTTGGCCGCACGGCAGTTCAGCAACGGATTAGCAATGAGTTGAGAAAAGCAGGGGCCGATATTACTAATGAAGAAGCCGCTGCTATAACCGCGCTGGTCGTCCAGGTCGAAAAGAAAATAGAAGCGAAGAAAAACGACACAAAGGCCGACGAAGAAAGAGCTAGGTTGTCGGCAGACTTTATCGCCCTCACCCTTGAGCTTGCTAACGAAGAAACAAAACTTGCCGCAGCAGCAAAAGCCCGGCAGGCAATGGTTAATAATGCCCTAAGCATGGAAGTAATCAGCAAGCAAGAGGCCGCAGACCTAAAGGTGCAAATTGAGGCAGACTACCAGTTGCAGCTTGCCGCGTTGCGGAACGATGCGGCAGAGATACAAGTTGCTGGAGAAATAGCAACAGCTGAACGAATTGCTGCAGTGTGGATAGCCAAGGCTGAAACATATATTGGTTTAGCTCAGCAAATGGCAACAATGGGCGCACAATACGCCCTGGCGGACGAAGAGCAACAAAAGAACACCGGCAAAAGGATGCTGGCAACTGCTATACGGTATCTGACACAAAAATTGGCCTTTGAGCTGATGGAGAAAGCAAGAGAAAAGGTTTTTACTGCTTCTGCTGCTGCTGCGCAAATAACAGCAGCAACATCCGTAGCTACGGCAGATATGGCTATCGGGGCAGCAAGGGCAGCAGCATGGGCAGTTTATTACAAAGCTCATGCAGCTAACCCTATAGGGGCTGCCTTTTTTGGTGCATCGGCAAAATTGATGCCAAAGGCTGTCGTTGCACTTGGGGCCGCTGGAGTAACTTCTGCGTTTATCGGGGCTGCAGGAGTTTCTGCAAACCTTACGGCTGCTGCAGGATATGCAGCGGCTAGCATTGGCGTTGCAGCTCTTGGCGAGGCCTTAGCCTCTAGAGTTGAGGGATCGCTGTCAGGGTCTGGTGATGTTCCCGGGGAGGGGACGACAACCTTACCAGTTATCACCGAATCCGCAGAAGAAGCAACCGTAGTGACTACCCAATCCCCAACAATCAACATCAACATTTACGGCAACGTGGTTGATCATGACCAATTCGCCAGGGATATTATACCCAGTTTGCAAAAAGCTGTTAACGATGGGATGAGCCTATGAACCCAATAATCCTGTACGATAACTCACTTGGAAATGGAGAGATTACGGCAACAGATACGGGCACCGGGTACGATGCCGATAACGTTTTTGATTTGCGTGAATATACATATTGGGTTGCGAGTTCTGTTGGGACTAAATACCTGGCTGTTGACGCTGGGGGCGTTGTTTATGCCGACACGCTTGGAATAGCTGGGCATAACCTGGGGACTGCCACTGCCATAGTTTCGTTGGAATCATCAGTAACCGGGGCATGGGCGGGGGAAGAGGTCGAGCGTGTTGCTGGGTTTATTCCGCTAAACGACAATATTTTGCTAAAAACATTCTCCGCTATATACGCTCAATATTGGCGGCTGAAAATAATCACATCTTCTATCGCAGCTCAAATAGGCGTGTTGTCTGTCGGTGAGCGTTTAACATTTCCCTCTGGGCCACTTGCGCCAACTGCTCCATATACGGAGAGCATAGAGGCGGCAACCGAGGTTAGTAAGGCTGGCAACCTGCTGGGGGTGGCCATTGCGTATAACCCGCTTGCAGTTAAGGTTAAGTTTAGAGGACTAGATTATTCGTGGCTTTGGGGAGACTTCAAAACATTCTGGGATTACCACGGCAAGCAACTGAAGCCGTTTTTCTGGTCCATAGACCTTGATAGTTTTGGAGCTCACTATTTACGCCTATCCTCAAAGCAGACATTTTCGACACCTCTTTATATGGGGTTGTTGCGAGGCGACAAAACCACTATCAATATGACTGGTAAGTGCCAAAACGAGCCAGAGCCTGAAACCGAATCGCTTATACTCGAAGTTATTATAGCTGCCGACGATCTCACCATGTCCATTCCGTGCGGTGATTTGGGAGTTTATGACGCTGTAATCGATTGGGGGGACAGCTCTGCCACGACTGCTGTTGCGTATAACAGTGCCGGGTTATCGCATACCTATGCTGAGGCCGGGGCATACATA